CTTAAATTGTAGTGGTGTGTTAGTGACATGTCTTCCAATCAATAAAAAATAAATATATCAAATCAAATTAAATTTATATATCAAATCAAATTTAATTTATAATAATTTTTTTGAAAAAGAATCTGGCTCAATTAATCAAATAAACATTAGTTTCTGTTTCAACTGTTTTTGTTTCTTCTTCGTTTATTTATATCCATACCGTTTTTATCTGTTATACCTGTGCTTGTTGTACCTTTGCTTATGTCTATGCCATAATGAAATTTGAAAAAACTATTTATTTGTATCTCTTTATCAAATTGTGATAGTTGTTGGTCATACTTTTTTTTGTCATTCATTTTATAATCTTTCAGATTGATCTGTATTCCATGGTGAGACAAAACATCATTAATCTCCTTTTCTGTCTGTTCATCTTTTTGTTCATCTTTAATTACTTCTTCTAAATCCACAAGCTCATGAGTAGTGTCATTTTTAAATTCAATTATATGATCGTAGCCTGTAGGCAGCATTCGAACCAACTTCCCAGTATCAGCAATTAAATCGTAAACAAATTCAATTGTTGTTTTTATAGTTTCTCTTTTAATTTTGTGAAAAATTTCTAAATGATATTCTCTTTTTTGAAAGACAGATTGTTTAACGAATGATATTCTTCCCATTTTCATAAACACCTTATAAGTATTATTTTCAATGGTACAATATCCATTACCAACTGAGATACTTGGATGATTATAATTTTTTCCATATATTAATTCGTCATGATAGTCTATCCAAGTTTTTTGTTTCCTTCTTGTTGGTCTCCTTCTTGTTGGTCTTGTTGGTTGTTTGTTTCTTTTTGTGTTTGATGATTGATTGTTTCCCATAATTGTTTTTTAATAAGGGATATTAAAGGAATGGGAATGAGTGAAAATTTGTTTAATTCATTGTATAAAAATCAAATTTTTTTTATGAATTTATCATTATATGTATGGTTTAAACTTTGTAAAAAAATAAAATAATTTTGAATTATAATAACAACGATAATGAATCATCAGATGACGATAACGATAAATCATTAGATAACGATGGGTTGTCAAACAATATAACAAATAAATACAACTTAGAAACTAAATTAATTCACGAAATCACTCGCAGTTTCCATCCAACATTGTGCCGTGAAGTTCCGCATAAAACCCCCATCCATCATCAATAACATTTGCTCTTGTATAGGCTGAACTGAGTTGTAAGTGTTCAACACCTTCTTTTGGTTGTGCTGAACCAGATTGAGATAATTTTGTATACGATGCCATCTCAGTTGTCAACATAATCAGCTTGGCAGTTTTGTTGACAATTCCAACAATTGGTGGAATAATTGTCGATACAACACTCCATGGAATGGTGGTTGGCGTTACATGCATGTATTCAATGACAGACAACAGTGGATCATTCTTTGGAACATTGAAATTTCCATTTGGACTTGTTTGTGCCATCAACACCGAACCATCCATATTGATGGATGGAATGATCTGTAAACTTTCGCCCTTCTCCAAATGTCCACAGAAATACACAAATCCATTGATCTTTGTTGTTATATCAAGCGCTTTTGGAGTAAGTATACTTGGATGAGTCATTAACACTGCATCCATGGCAACTCCTTTAATGAATGGAAGTGGTTTGACATTTGATCCCACTGGAAGATACCAGTGCTTAATGGACAAGGTTTCTTCTTCTTTTTTGGACATGCCTTTAATGCTTTTCCCAGAAGTTGTTAAAGTCAAATGAGCATATTGTGCCCGCATGATTCGCGTTTCATTGCTTCCAGCAACTGCGACAAAATTGACGTTAACTGGTTTTTGACATGCTTTTGCAATCGCTCTCACGATTAAAAGAGCATAAAAATCGTCTGAATTTGGATCGAGTGCCATATCGTGAAATACCCAAATTGGCATCTCACCAATTACTTGAAATGCTTTTTTATATTTCACAAATGGTTCTTCCAGAGACTGATCATTCACCAATTTTAAAACGACATTTTCAATAAAAAGTTGGTAGTCCTCTCCTGTCTGATTTTCTGTGTTTTCTAGTGGAAAAAATCCCGATTGACAAAGACATTGGAATAGTGCGTATCCATCATAATCTGCCACACCATTTGAAAATTTGTTGGTGATTTGATCAACAAGATTTAGATGTTTTTGTGTCATAAAGCAATCCACTTGGTTTGCCATCTTGGAAAATCCATCCAACACACATTGATATCGATCCTGTATGGACGGATCAGTGGATGTGGTGGTTCTGGTGGCTGTGGTAGGTGGTAAATTAGATGTAGCCATTTTTGAAAAGCTAATTATAAAGTGAGTACAAGCAATGAAATAAGTACAAGCAATGAAATAAGTACAAGCAAGTTGATTGATTATTTTGTGTTGGATAACAAGATAAAAAAATCAAATTTTTTTTTTTCCAGAAAAAATGACAAAAATGCCAATACATGCCAATACATGCCAATACATGTCAATACCATTTGAAATTAAAAAAAATAAATTAACTTGGATGGTGATTTTCAACAAACACTCGATTATTTAGAAAAAAAAAACGGCTGATGAAAAAAACCCTGCTAAAAAAACTTAAAATTAAACTAAAAAATAAAAATACTAAAAAATTTAATTATGATAAAAATGATTTTGTAAGAGTACGTGGAATTAATCGGTATGTATTTTTAATATTTATCATTTCATAGTAATGAATTTTTTCAGATTCATGATAATTTTGTTTTAAATATTTTAATTCACGAACAGTCACATAATGATTTTTTGAATTATCACTTAAAATAAAATGAATTTTCGAATTGGAATTTTCCAAGAAAAAATCTATTCCAGATAAACACATTTTTAGGAAATTTGGTTCTTTTTTAGTGGATTTTTCAAATTGATATTGTTCAGTTGTATAATCAATGCCATTGGAATCTAAATATTTTTTGTAGTCCAATATTTTTTTTTTGTAAAAAGTAAGGTTTGAACACATGTCTATTTTCATAAATTCATTATTGCGAATGACATCATGATAAATATCAATAATTTTTGGTAATACTAAATTTGTCGCGATTTTTTCTGTTCCATTACTTTTATGAATCTGTGAAAAAGGACATAATTTATACATTCCAACGTCCTCTGGATAATTAAGACGATCTTCACTTGATCCAAATAATAAATCACCATTATCCATATTTACAGTCCCAATTAATATACTGGTTAAATCACCGCTTGTTTTAACTGGTTTATTTTTATGAAGAATTACTTTTTCGATGCTGCTTTGAAAATCATGAAATGTAATATGACGAAATTTATTTGATTCAGTTGAAATACTAGATATTGTTGATGGCAAAGAAAATGTTTTTCCTCTGTGTCCAAGAGACGCAGCAACATGTATTTGATCTCCAAAAAAAGGTATAATTATCATAGGTATTCCAACTAATAATGCTTCTTGATATGAATTATTGCCACCATGAAAAATAAATAAATCACAGGTTGATAATAATTTTAATTGATTGTCAAATCGGTCAACAACATTTATTTGCGTTGATTGGATTTTACCTTGACCAGCAAAATATATTAAATATTGATCACTTAGTTTTTCTAAATAATGAACAACTAATTTAATCATTTTTTGAACACTTTTATTATGATCCCATAAATGATTCATCACCACTGTCCCAAACGACACACAAATTTTCTTCTTTTTTTCTTTTTTTGTTTGACAAATTAATTTTTCGTTTAATTTGTCATTTGGATTTTGTTGCAAAGGCAACATTGGATAACCACAATAAAAAGTATTGTTATCCAATTGATGAAATTTCTCTGAATGATAATTCCATATTAATGTTAAATCACCACGTATCAATGGACCATCACTTGACATTTCTAGTTTATTTATATCAAATCCAGATGGTATTGGTTTACAAAATGGTAATAATTCATTACGAATTTGTGGATTGTATTTTGTAAAAAATGATGAAACTGAACAAATGGATGGAATATTTAATTTTTCTCCCAAAAAATATCCTTCAATCGCAAAATTATCATATAATATAGTTGATGGATTTAATGATTTGGTTAGCGATAAACATTGAGTAAAAATATTATGCATTCGTTTAAAGGTCCATTTCATAGGTGACGTTTCTATTAAATCATAATCCGTTTTGATTTCATAATATGGTATTTTTAATTGATTTAGTTTATTTATTCGGTTTGGTGATAGAGCTACATTTTTCCAACTCGTTATCATAAATTGAAATTCAATATTTGGATGAAGTTCGGCTAAATGGATCAGAACATTCAAATGTCCTTCAAATGGAAGAGTGATGATTAAAATCATTGATTGGATTTTGAAATTTAGTTTTGGCAACAATTACAAATCAAATTTTAAATGAATCAAAATTTTGATTTTATGATTATAATGGTTAATCAATATTAATATAAAATCTTTTTCCAATGGAAGATAAATATAATGGATTACATAATAAATTACATAATAAATTACATAATAAATTACAAATAATTTTTCTAAAATTGGTTAAAATATTTAATAAAAAGCATGGATTGGTATTTACGTTTCATTCCAGATTAAAATCCGAAAAAAGTATTCATGATAAATCACTAAAAACCAAAATAATTAATGATGTGATTGGATTTCGAATTTTAAATCCATGGGTGACTGAATTATATCGTTTAGTAAAATTATTACCAGAGGAATTGTCTGAATTTGGAATTAGTATAAAATCCAAAATATTATCTGAAAAAAATCGTGTATTCCATTTAGAATGTATATTTCAAAATACAATTTTTGAATTGCAATTATGGCCATCAACTATGTATTATTGTTTTGAGTATGAACATTCTCGAATATATAAAAATAATAAAATCACCAGTGAAAATAAACAATTATCCAAAGAACTGAGGATTAAACAGCATTTACTACAAGATTTCATTGATAAAAATAAATTGGTTCCATATTAAATTTTAAAATCAAATAAAAAATAAAAAAATATTTTATTTATTTTATTTGAGTTTAAAAGTAAATTACAAAGGCACATTCATTTTTTTTGCTAAATTCATAAATACAACTGCTTGACATTTCGCATCATCTAATGGGTTATGTGTGTCCTGTTCATTTTTTTTTAATTCATTCCACAAATCTCCTTGTTCTTTTCTGTTTAATTTGTGTTGTTTACTATATGCCCAAAATAATGATGAAGAACAAGTTGCTTTGTATCCAATATCTG